CCATCAGGCCAAGCACAATCATCACAAGTAAACTCAGGTGGCTCATACGATAACTCAGCATTTTTTAAATGATTTTCTAATAAATCCCTAATATCATCAAATTTAAAGCTAAAGTCATCATCAACTTCTATGTATTGTAATACTAAGTTTTTAAGTTCAGCTAATTGTTGACTGTGAGTATGGTAAGCCTCTTGTAAAACATCTTTTTCTGTTCCCATTACGCTTTATCCTCTCTTGCTCTAGGATCGTTGCTAAGAACATAATCGCAGAAATGGTTATGGCCTTCCATGTTTCTAAAGTCTAAGATACGAGCCATTTTTAACTCATATGACTCGAATTTGCCTAAATCAGACAAGTAGATAGTAGATGTTTCATGCATCATACTAATTTGATTTTGTAAAAAATTGTTAAGTTTAAGTAAAGTTCTGTAATCTTCAAGATCCATTTCAATTTTTACTTTATCTTCAGTTTTGTAATATTTTACTTTTGTATCATTTTTAGGGTACATATTATTTTCCTTTGCTAGTTATAAAGAGTATGCTATCGCCCTCTAGAGTTAATAGCAATAGCATATTTTTTACAACTTACAAACATATTATATACTTATTTTTTCCTAAATGGTGGTATAATGTAATTTCTTACACACAGGAGAAGAATATGGCAAGAAAACTAGATACAGAAAATGCAAAAAATGTAGCTTGGTCTACATCACCTAAACCTACTATCTGGAAAGCTATGATGCAATTTCGTGGCAAGGTAGATCAGGTAGAAAGAACATCTAAGAACGAATTCCTAAGTTATAAATACGCTAACATTAACAATATAATCGATACGATTAAGCCAGTTTTATATGAATTGGGTATGGGTTATGTTCAAACTGTTCAGTATATTGATGGAATTGATTTATTAAACACTAGAATTTATTTGGTGGATCACCCTGAAGAATTTATTGAGTCTAATATTAGGTTAGTAATGGCTAAAGAGGACAGCCAGTCGCTAGGCAGTTCCATAACTTACAATCGTAGATACGCACTTTGGAGTATGCTTTCTCTTGAAGTTCATGATGATGATGGTGAGAGAGCAACTAGAACTAAAGACAAGACTAAAACCCAGCAATGGGGAGATCACATTAATGAGATTAAGGCTAAGATAGATAAAGCCAAAAAAGGTGGGGATCTTGAAAAAGCCAATACTATATGGGAATGGTTACAGGATCAAACTCATGATGAGGGTGGTAAATTAATAGAAACATCTAGGTATATACCTATGGTTGATTATTATGAACAGGTTTTTAAATAATATGATTTGTGGTGTGGTACTCTTACCGTGATCAATGTAGAACAATCAGTTTTTACCTCCAATTTTTACTGGTTATTCGATGGCTTCATATACCATTTCCTTGCATTTGATTAATTAAGGGCGTTCTTGGGATCGACGATATGATCCCTTTTTTTATTACAAGGAGTAATTATGGAAGATAAAAACAATCCCAATACAGGGAGTTTATTTAAAAGTAAATTTAAAACTAATGATGGATCTGAAGAAGATAATTCTAGAGAAGATTACTATGGCACTTTTAAAGATGAGGCTGGTAAAGTTTGGAAGGTTAAGGCCTACATTAAAAGTAGTCAATATGGTAAATGGCTAAAGTTTTATATTAAAGATCCAGACCAACAACAGCAAGGTGTACCACAACAGCAGGTAGCACCATCTTTTATACCTAAAGAGCATATTGCACAGGAAACTGTTTCACAAGATCCTGAAGATGATATCCCATTCTAATGATGACTAAAATAGAAGATGGTATTGAATACAAAAGAACCGATGGAGGTTACTGGAGTAAACTTTATACATTAGATGATGGTCGTAAAATTACTTCTCATGAATTATCATTAAGAATTGGCTCTAGCGTTGTTTGTGCTAGGGCGAGGCTAAATAATCATTCTGATCCTAAAAAAGTTTTTAGAGTCGTTAGAGATCTAAGTCGAGCAGACAATCCTCTAAAGATAGATACATCACATTGGATAGATGGTAAAAATTGGTATCTTGATCCTTTGGTGAAACTCATGTTAAAATCTACTAATGCCAATACATAAATTAGATACTCACCAGAATGACTTACCCTACTTTATGCTAAGTAGGGAGGTTGTTCAATCAATTGATAACCCTGATGCTTTAGCTATATGGTGCTATCTACAATCAAAGCCCCAAAACTGGGTAGTTCTGGAAGATCAGATCCGATATCATTTTGACATAGGAAGATCTAAATACTTACAGGCCATGAAATGCCTAAGAGAGTTAGGCTTATACAAGGTGATAAGAATAAAAGATGATAAGAACAGGTTTGTAAGTAACGAGTTCCACATATATCCTTTTCCGTACATACGGGATTCCGAACATACGGAAATGCATACCGACATTAAAGAGAAAGAGATACCTAAAGAGAAAGAGAAGGTTTCTCCTGAAGAAAAAGAATTGTTTGAAAAGTTTAGAGTTAAATACTTAGGTAAAAAAAGAGGCTTAGATACAGAATTTACTAATTTTAGAAAAAAGCATAAAGATTGGAAGAAAGTTTTACCAATTCTTGCAGACTTGAAATTAGACTTTAACGAAACAGAGAGAAGATTTATTCCACATTTGCAAACATTTATTAATGGGCGTAATTGGGAAATGATGTTAGAAGGTAAAGAAACACAACAATCCAAACCATATGGTGAGGAATTTAACTGGAGAAATGTATGAGTAAAATGGGAAACTTAAGAATAGAAGCTGAAGAACAGGTTGAATATTTTAGCAAAGCAGATTTTGTTAAAGTATTTGGTAATGGTTCAGACGAAATATGGGATCAACATCATGGCAGTAATGATCCTGAAGATTATAAAATGGAGGAAGTAAATGCAAAACATAACACTACACAGACAATTAAAAAGCAAAAAAGATTCTACTGATTCAGAAAGAGCAGTAATTGGTGGTCTTTTAATAGATCCAACATGCATTGATGAAGTTGCTGGTACTGGATTAATAACTACAGACTTTAACAGTAAAGAATTAGGCCTTTTATATCAGTATATTTTAGATATGCTTGATGAAGATGAAAAGGTTGATCCTTTATCTTTAAGAAATTGGATTGATCGAGATGGTGATCATAGTGGAGAGTGGACAGGATTTCCCTACCTAGCTACTATGATGGAAGAATGCATAGGTATAGAGAACATTGGTGTTTACTCTAACCACATACGCACTTGTCGTATAAACAATGACATAGAGTCTTTAAAGTTTAAGATTGACTACAGTAATTATCAAGATACAGTTACTCAAATACAGTCGCTTGAGTCTGAGTTAATAGATCAAAACCAAGACTCGATGAAAACTATTGTAGGAAAAACAATAGATTACATAGAAGATGTAAATAAATATGGTACTGGTTTATCAAGTGGCTTTGAGTCATTAGATGCCTTAACCAATGGTTTTAGAGAAGGATCACTCAATGTATTAGCTGGTAGACCAGCTATGGGAAAGTCTACATTGGCACTTAATATAGCAAGTCATTTATCTGATACAAAAAATGTGCTTTTTTTCTCACTCGAAATGAGTCAAGTCCAGTTAGCGATGAAAATGATTTCAAGTTATACTGAAATTGCACTTAATACAGTTGAAAAAGGCCATTTAAATTCTAACGATGAACAAAAATGGTATGAGGGATTAGCTAAAGTAGGTAATAAAAACATGACGATTATAGATAAGTCTGGTCTTTCTATGGCGAACATATTTTCTATGTCAAAAAAGCTAAATTCAGAGCGAAAAATTGATATAATACTTATAGATTATTTGCAGATCATGAAATACAACAAAGGTAACGAGGTTTCTGAGTTAGGAAACATTACTAGAGAGTTAAAACACCTCGCTAAACTCCTTGAGATACCCATAATCATACTTTCTCAGTTGAGTAGGGGGGTAGAGAGCCGAGAGAATAAAAGGCCGTTTATGAGCGATTTAAGATCTTCTGGAGAAATTGAACAAGATGCAGATTTAATCATGTTTGTTTATCGAGATGATTATTATCATGATGATTCCCCAGATCGAGGTTTAGCAGAATTGATAGTTGCTAAAAATAGAATGGGGCAATCAGGATTTGTGAAATGTAACTTTGAGGGAAAATATTCTAAATTTTCAGATCAAGAGTTAGATATTTATGGCAAACAGTAAAAGTAAAAAGATCAGAGATTCAGCAAGGGGTGAGGCTTGCACAATGAGAATTCAGGGTTGTATGCCTGATAGAGAAACTGTTGTTCTTGCCCACCTTAACGGTGCTGGTGTAGGCCTAAAAGCACTAGACATACATGGGGCATATCTATGCCTAAACTGTCATGATATATATGATGGTAGGAAAGAAGCACCACCTAACACAGATGTTTCATTAGAGATGTACAGGGCAATTATCGAAACACAAAAAATTTTAGTAGAAAAAGGTTTAATCAAATGAAACAATCTTGGTTAATTTTTATGTTGATACCATTATTTGTTGTTATAATGATGATAAGTGGTTGTGGTAAATTTGAACAACAATTAAGATGTCACCCTATTGCAGAAACTGAATGTACGGGGTGGTTGGGCGATAAGCCTATCATGTTAGAAGAACAGTTATAAGAAATTAGGGTACTCTAATTTATAATACTACAAGTATGGTAAACATTAAGTGCTTACAACTTAGGTTTTTTCTTAATAATTTTTACCTAAGTCTTAATCAGTACCCTAATTTGTTATAACAAGGGGAGAGAAGCAATGGAGAAAGTAATGGAAGTAGTAAACACAATCCTAAAAAATAGATCCTTAACAATTTTTTTAGGTGTGTGTGTTGTAGCGTTATTCTTTGGATGGGTTGGTGGATAACATAAACGACACTATTAAGAACCCCTCACACTATACTCAAGGTAAGATAGAGGCTAAAACATTTATTGTTGACCAAGATATGACATGGGCAATAGGAAATGCAGTCAAGTATCTTGTTAGGTATAGATGGAAACACAAAGGTGAGGGGCGAATTCATGATCTCCGAAAGGCAGTCGAAAATATTGAAATTGAAATAGATAAACTGTTAGCACAGGATATGGTAGAATGAGTGCATACAGGGTTATTCATAGAAAAGAGCCTAAACAAGAAATATTTAAGGCTTTAGTAAATGAATTTTTTAATTTAAACCCTGATTGTGATGTAGCTACAGTATCAATTAAACAAGACCAGCCTACAAGAACACAATTTCAAAATAATATCTATCATTTATGGGTTGATATTTTAAGAAAAGAGCAAGGTGAAGAAAGCAAAAAAGAATTTAAAAAAGATCTTGCTGAAAGATTTCTAGGAGATAGAGAAAAATCAAGTAAAGAATTAACTATCCCTGAATTTGTTCAATACTTAAAAGATATTGATAACTACTTCGCTAGAGAATGGGGCATTATGTTGCCTCGTAATGAAGATTATCATAAGACAATGAGTAATGAGCATAAGGCATAAACAATTAAGATTTGATAAACTAGATTCAATATCAGAAAATTTAAGGCATGCTAGAGAGTTAGCAAGAGAAGAAGATACACCAAGAGATATAGAGATCAGACTTCTTTTAGCTTTAGCAATATCTGATCTTGATAACCTAAGAGGCGAAAACTATGAGGATTACATTTGAAGTTGATCCTTGTCCAGCCTCTAGACCAAGAGTAACTCGCTGGTCTACATACTACCCTAAGAGGTATACTAAATTCAAAACCGATATGAAAGCACTAACAAGTGAGATGGAAACAACTCCCTCTGAAAAACTGTTAAGTGTTCATGTTGATTTTTATATCAGGATGCCTAAATCTTGGTCAAAGAAAAAAACGGAGAAATTAGCTAACACCTATTGCAGTAACAATTCAGATATTGACAATTATATTAAAGCGATTTTAGATGCTTTAAATGGTGTTTTATTTATTGATGATAGACAGGTAGTAGAAATATTTGCTAGAAAAATTTATAGTAAACATTCTTATATGGTTTATAAACATGAGGAGATCTATGGAAATGACGAGGTTAGAGCTATGTGATGCATTAGCAACAGATTATGCAAAAAGGGCAAAAGTATTAAGCCTAAAGTTTGATGAGGCTTATAATAAATATTTTAAAAGATGTGAAGTAAGAAGTTACGAAATTTTGTTGCAACAATTTACTATTGGAAACCTCGCTAATCCTAAAAAGATTAAACCTAAATTAAGAAGTAATGAATACATAATATCAGCATCAGATGATGATTGTGAGGATGGTGTATGCAAACTATAAATGAGAAAGAAGAAGAAAGACATCCTCC